GACCATCACGCGTCCTCTCCCCTCACCCATCAGTAGGTATGTGGAGTCTTTGGTTGACTGAGCTGTCTCTCCTTCACCTTCAGGCCTAATCGTGGTCTCATTTGATTTACTGTCCACGATCCAACGCCCAACTTTCGTTGTACCACCTACAGGTGTAGATGCCTCATTGCTTACCGCCTTGAGGGGTTCGGCTTCTATTTTAACAGCCTCCGGTGACAGAATCGGTGCTGTGTCTGGTGTCACACTTACGCCGGTGACGATCGGAGTCTCTGGAGTTGCAGGCACCACAGGGGTCACTACTTCCGTCCTGGGACTAGATCCACGTATGAGTTTCATTTATTACCGTACCTTCCTAGTACTGTTCTGATTTCGTGTGCAGCCATTCTTGAGGCCGTCAGTGATAGTGTAGTCAACTCTTCTTGGCTATTCGCTTTTCTTTCATCCAGTACAGGCACTGACACACCTATCTCTTCAGCCCACACTGACACGTCCTCTAGGCGCTGTAGGGGGACGTTGCTCTCGCTGAGTCTGATCATCAGCTCGTTCGTCGTCATAGGTGATCTTTCGATCGTCAGTGCGGTGGTCATTCTGCCAGTGTGATCTGCTAATGCCATATGTTGCAGAGCCGGAAGGAACATGTCGTATAGGGGATGACTGCGTAAGAGTTCTTTTCTTACACGTATTCCAACTGCGAGATGTAGAACACTGCTGGCCTCGAACCTTGCTTCTCTATTGAGACAGGCCACAACCATCCTAGCGAACAGTGTGCAGCCGAGTGGCATCATGCGCTGCAAGAATATTGGGGCACCTGCGAGTTTAAGATCGAAACCCGCGTCCTTGTTCCATTCTACGTAGTTACTGGGAAGTTCTTGGTCTGAAAGGAGCAGTGTATCATCCCCGAAAACGTGTATCTCTGCGTTGAATCCCAGCTCTTTATGACAGGCCATGATCCTAGCAAGATTGTAGAGAGTATCGTTGTTACTCGTCCCACGACTACCTGACGGTACTCCTCCTCGTCGATCTACTAGTCGTACTGGTTCATAAAGATATGAACTTGGTGCGAGAATGGGGGCGTATGGCACCCAGTGCTCATACTCGATCGTGTAGTCTCTTTCGTATTCGCTGATCAGTCCCATCTCCGCCATTGCTACGGCTAATGGTTCATGCAGGTCAGTTGTCACTGCTTGCTGGAGCTGCCAGGAGATGCTGTCATCGAATGTGGATACATCGGTAGCATACGCATTCTTAAATCCGCTCATGTTAGCTTGGACGTTGGTGACCGTACCCATCGAGTATGGGAACGCTTCATTCATCAGTTGCCGTAGTATGGTGTGGTATGCAGCAGCTCCCAATTGCTTCGAGTAGCTGAATCCATCCACGCGTCTTACCTTCGCTCTGATCTGTTCACCAATGATGTAAAGCTGCGTCCCAATCGGTGCGACGTAAGGTGTGGGCTTTCGACCACCTTGCACTCTCATGTAACTCGTCAAACACCCACCTAAACCCCGGTGTGCGTACGTCTCCAGCCATTCGTCTATCTCGCCGAGTCTTAATCCCTCAGCGTATGGTAACGCCAATGCGAATGCTGCTGTCCTGTCAGTACCTGGGGCCCAAAGTGGTGCCCCTTTCCCTTTGTTCGTCGGTATCACCACCAAAGGCCTTGCAGCGATGGCACCTGCCTTTAAAGCGGCGATCAGTTTTGCTCTGATGGAACCGATTGCGAATCGGAGTAGTCTAGCTTGGTCACGGTTGCTGGTGAATGGAGGTTCTTGGTAGACCAAGCTGCCATATCCTCTGTCTCTCCAGCACACCATGCCCTTCTCTAGTTCGTTTAGTTCCTCTTGCTTCCATCCTTCTGGTAGCGATGAACTAGAGAGTAAAGGGTAGACGAATTCGCGCATAGCGTTTGCTAGATGGACCCAGCCGTCGAGATCGTGGTAGAGAAACCCACCTATCTCGTCGACTGGAGTCCACGCTAGCTCAGTGTATGCGTCGATCAACCGATTGCTAACTTGGTTCCGTCTGAGCGGCCGCCCTATCCTGGGCAGCGCCTCGACGGGACTACGTAGCAATGGGAACCGCCGTGGCTTCGGCCAGCAGCTTATCGCTCGCTGGGTTCATCCCGTAGAGTACCAACTCTTTCAACGTCTCCGGGCTGTGACTCAAGGTGAGTTCACCACCTGACATTAGCACGTGACCATCTTGTTTCTCCAGTTTGCGGAATTCTCCCAACCCAGAGTAGTGCCGTATTGTTTGTGGTCGTGAGATGGCGACGATGAACCTGTGGTTGAACCACTTCGCTCGATACATGATGGCGTCAGCGACTGGCGCTATAACGTTGGGTGGGAGTGCAGCTATTAGCTTATTTTGTGCACTCCGCGCGTCCGACCCTTTCGCCCACGAATCCCAGCTGGTGATGTACACCTGGCTGTCTGTTGTTAGTGTGGGCTCGATGTACATCTCATTTATGTACAGTGTGCCCTTGCTCTTGTAGTATTCGTACGCCATTGCGGTCATTGGGTCTTCTAGTGACGAGGAGAATCTGATTCTCACGGCATCTGGCTCGCCTAGGTAGGCGTTACTCGGGATGAAGTACCGTTCGAGTTCAGACCCATCTCCTGTGATGCTCTGTCTCCCTTCTACGAACATCACTGAATAGCGGAGGTTGTATTTGTTGGAGTCGGCTCCCTCACCTGCGGGTTTGGCATCTCCTACCCACAGTGGTGCGTTATTCCAGTCTTTCTCTTGGCGTCTATCGTCAATCTGCGCAGTTGCATTGTTCGGCGCTACTACCGGTTTAAGCCCGAAGAGTGCGGTGTATGGATTCTCGGAGTAGTGATCCCCGTCACTCCAAATGAAATCAGCCCCAATGGCGTTAATCATGTGCTCACCGGATGACTTGGTATGCCATCCGATTGCCCCAGTCACTCTATTGATCTCTTCCAGTAAACGATCGAGTGATTCGTACTGCATGATCAGCTGGTAGGGGCTGATCATACCGCCGGCTTCCCAAATACCCCAAGAAGTGGTGGTCGGTTGCCGCATCAATTTATCCAGCTCTATGCCGATGTCCATCATCTTGTGATACCCATCGAGTGTCTCAGTGGCGTCAAATAGAATGGGTTTGTCGCCAAAGAAGGACTTCATAGTCACATGACCATTTAGCGAAGCGACGAGTGACGTGAGTTGGTTTTGAGGCAGACCTGCGCGTCGCTTGTCCCACAGCTCATGTATGCGGAGCCTCTCCTCCCAATAACTGCTGGTACGGGCTAGGAGTTTGTAGCATTCGGTCCAGAATGGCCACATGAAGTGCAGATACATGGTAGGATACAGCATGACGTATGCAACGAGCTGTGCGTGATACATCCTGGCTCGTTCGACTGTTACCATTTGAGTGCCTGTGACACGGTCCTTAACATCAAAACCGGCGGCACTCTCAGCATGTGAAAGCAGGGTGGGGGAGAATGCGGCTCTATCCCACTCAGCCATCAGTTTCCCGAATTGGATTGAAGCGGGATGTGATGGGCCTGGAATAGTTGTCGCATTAGTGAATTTGATTGGTTCAGTCGGGCACCTGATCCAGCTCATGCCATACGGGAGGCCAGTAGATGCCAAACCTACCTCTTCCCGTGCCTTGATGTCATTCATGAACTTGACTAAGTACTCGCCGAAATTCGGAACGTGCTGCTTGACGTCTAAGAGTTTAGATCCGATCACACCCAGGCGTAGCTGCATCGTCTGCAGTACTTTTGCTGACTCTTCACGCTCTGGTGTTAATGCATTTGAGACATCCCATTTGTCTACTTCACCTAGCGTCTCCTTGTACCCTGCGAAAATGTCGCTCGACGTATACCTGGAGAGTAACCGTTCGTGTTGTTCCCCCCTAACCGCACAATTTATGACGTTAGACATAATCGTGCGTAGGTCGATGGTTGATGCTGCTCTTGTGTCTTGCGGGTATTGTCGTCCATCAATCGGTTTCATGTTATTCCCTTCTCTGTTTTACTGTGCCCCTGCCGCGATCATAGCAGCTAGTGCGGCTGCGATGCTACTACCGTAACTGATTGCTCTCTGATCAGTGGCTGCGATGCCGAGCTGTCTGCCTGCGATCCGGGCCAACAGATCACTGTCTGGATTGGTCCGAGACGGGTAGCCACCTGTCCAGACCGGTGGGAGCCACCATTTCGCCCCACTGTTGAATGCGCTAGGGTAGTCCTGGCTTATATATAGGTCGAACATATCCTGTTGGCTCGTGGGGAACCCAGTGACCTGTTTCCATCCGATCGCATCCGCAACAGGCCCCATTCCAGGACAGCGCATATTGATTGGACCCATGTCCCATTGCTTAAGCAGATTAAACTTCTTATTAATGAGTGCCCATTCAAACCCGAGCTGGTTCGTCTGGTTCCATTCTCCTGGCGTGAGCTGGTGCACCCAAGGGTGTGTCTTCCCGTCTGCGAGTGCTGCGTCTGTGACCTCGATGATGCCGAGTGATTGTTTCAGGATCGCCATCCCAGCGTCATCGCTATACCAGTCAGGGTCGATCACTATTCCTTGTGTCTGCACATCAAGGGTGACAGGACCGAGCTCTGTGTACACGGTATTGTAGTCGGCTTCCAGCGCGCATCTAATGCAGGTAGGAAAGCAACTGGCCGTTGGGAATACGGTAGCGTCAGTCCTGTGCATCAGAATAAGATAGTTAGTTTCGATTTCTGACATAGCACAGAGGAATGCTGCTTGATCTTTGTCCCAGCCTGAAGCCACCAGATCGTTGTACGCAGTAACGCCACGGAGAGGACCCTTGGGGAGGATGTCTTCTGACAATGTTACCATGACTACCTCCTTAGCTGTTCAAGGGTGATGGGCAAGTTGCGGGTGGTGTCACTGCAGGCGGAGTGACAGCAGGAGGTGTTGTCCCAGGTGGGGTAGGAGCGGGTGGCATCGGGCATGTTGCAGCGGGTGCGTGGCATGCACATTCACATGCCAGCTTGATCAGCATTTTAACTTCCATGTCGGATAGTGACTTCTTCATTTCTTCGATCTTGAAGTACAATCCGGGATTGACTTTCTCAGCTAGACAGCATAGGTCTTTATGCAGCCCGCACTCAATCTCGAGGATCCATTCATTCATTGTGCGCATTTGTCACCTCATCCGATCATCTGTTGCATCAGTTGCACAACTTGCGGGTTGTTGGTTAGCATGTTTGGGCAGCAGTCGGTCTGGCTCAGGGCGTTCTGCATCCGTGTCAACACATCATTGATGAAGAAGCCGATTGCCGGCTGACCTGTTGCCAGTGCAGTAAAAGAGGCGACGTTCCGGGCGATGGCATCCCCAATGACACACCATCCGAGCACAAATCCTGCTGCGGCAGTGTCATCTTGGCACGCCAGATCATACAATGCACAAAGGAATTTGACTAATGCGAGGAATCCTTTGTAGACAGTGTTTGGGTTGTTGCCTCCGGTCGTGTCTTGTGCGGCACTGCTCACCAAACTGACATCATTCACTAGCCCACATAAGCCGTGAATGATCAGTCCGACTACCTTACCGCAGATGAAATCCTTCATCTCGCCACAGCTGTCTGGTAGAGTGAGGCTGCCAATAGCGGCCGTCAGAGAGGTAATCGTCGCTGGTGGGACGACGTTCGGTGGGGCTGTGTTCCCACCGTTACCGCTACCATTGGTGGCTGCACCCGTGTGACAGTGACACCAACGGAGTATCGCCTCGAAATCGGCGACCGTGTGGTTTGTAATGAACTCGTGGAGTGCTCCAGCCTTGTCTGTCGGTATGCAGCACATCCAATTGTAGTCACCACATTTGATTGAGATCAGCTCGATGTCTGTAATCACTGGCTCACCCTTTCATAGTGCTAGTATGAATGCCACCACCACGGCTACTTCCGGTACGATGTTAGCGATTAGATCGTAGATTTGTTCAATATCGCTTATCACCTGACCGATTGTCTGGGCAGCCTGCATTACATCGTTGATGTCGTTTTCTACGTTTGAGAGAAGAGCTGTGAAGTTCTTCTCCATGTTGTTTATGTTGTCAGTTAACCCCGCCAGATTAGGCATTGCCCACATGGTTGCGCCCTTTGCCCTCCCAAACATACCCCAAGTTATGTTCCAGGGGCTGATCAGGTGTTCAGGGTCTCCAGTGAATCCGGCTGAGAGATGGAAATCTTTAACGTCCATACCGGCCTCAGACATGATGGCCTGCATCAATCCTGAACCCGTATCGGCTACGTCGCTGACGTCGCACATCAATTGCCCGTTTGGTATGGCTAGCACACTATCTGGTACCGTCTTATTTGCGTAAGTGTTGCGAACAGCCAGTTCTGGCTGCCAGCTACAAGCCTGGGCAGCCATTAGTCGTATGGTCTGGCCTAGCTGTGTTGGCGCACTGCTATCACCAGCTGATGTCATTTCAGATGATGTTAGCAAGTCTAAGATCGGTTTGATGGCTGCTCCAAGCACAGGGAGCGCCAGACACGCTCGATTATTATTATGACTATTACCGGCCAAAGGTGTCTGAACTACAACCACGTAGTCAAAGGATGGTCCACTAAATGTGGCTGCGTTGCTGTTTAGCGTGACGACTTGATCCAAAACTGGGTCACCTTTCCCCGTTTTGACGTCGTAGGCACAGACTAGAGCTAAGTCTTCAAGGCAGTAACTAAACGCTACCAGCCGATCGGCAATTTGTTGGTACAATTGTGTTTGCTCGGTTGTGTCCTCAGCAGCTAGCATAGCTGAGATCCAACCTGAAAGTTCCCCCGCCTTCTGAATTATATTGAAAATCTCCCTATGTGAGTTTGGTTGTCGAGAGAGCGTACCGCCGGTTCCTCTAAATAGTGAATACACAAACATGTGGTGTGCGGATGGCGCGTGTATTCTACTGCTCTGTAGAAGTAACCGGCGGAAACGTGTGACAGCGAGAGCTGCTAACGGTGCTACCTGTTTGTCTGTTGCCATTTAACTGTTCTCCGATTCATGGTGTGCTACATCGCAGTGATCAGGAGCCGTACGTGCCGTACAATCTGGCCATGTACGCCGTGTTCGGCGAGTAGGCGGTCAGCATACGGACGTTGAATCCAAACGCTGCCACCAGACCACCGGGCAAGTCAATCACTGAGATGCTTGGTGTGAAGATTTCAGAAGCAGGCTTCGATCTAGCAATGCTGTGCATTGCATAGTTCATGCCCTGGCCGGCTCGCACGGCCCAAGGGATGAGCAGTGATCCACCATTGATGCCGCCTTGGGTGCGCAAAATCAGATTCCGATCAGCTGATGGCTGTGTGCCTGCAGGTGCACCCGGGCCGCTGTCCAGCGTGGTGTAACCGGCAAGCCAACCATTCGTTACGATGTGCAAGTCGAATGGTCCGAATGACAGCATCTGCACAAACCAGTCCAGGCGAAACCCGATGCTAGGCCCTGCACCCTCGGGGAATGCAGCAGAAAAGTTGTTGGTCGCAGGGACGTTCAGACCAGTGGTAACCGTCTCGTCATGCACTCCAAGCGCATACAGTGCTTCGATCCCCTGGCGTAGTGAGGCGTTATGGCCTACGTATGGGTAGTCAGGGGCGACCGCAACCAGTGAGGTTTCATCCAAGTTGGTTGCCCATGATTGAAGGAGTCGGGCTCCATCAATCAGGAAGGGGTCGGCTGATCCACCAAAGTCGCCGGTCACTGCCTCAGGAAAAGTAGGACGGAACTGAGCGTTCTGATCCCAGTCGGGGGGGACCTGTCTCACGCCCATTTCTTCAGTTGCGATGGGGACGGGTTGACCGGTTTGGGGTCCATAATATGGATTCATTCCGTTCGGGGAGCCGGCCCACATGTGCCGGGGCTGAGTCCAGCCAGCGGGCACGCCCCTGGAGAGAGGAACGATGGCCTGAGATGCCGTGTTGTTTGCGTTCGGCTTGTTTCCGTTGCTACCATTGCCGTTGCTCATTGTTGTTATCTCCTATTTCGCTGCAGTGGGGGGGGGGCGATATCCATGGCCCGGTACTCTTGTCGGTGCAGTGGTGGGTACTGCGCCTTCAGAGAAACCGGGGACCCGCGTGCGGGGTGGCGGTGTGGCAGTGCTCACAGGGGTGGCCTGAGTGCGATCGGATCTGATCTTGTGGAA